AAAACCTAATCTTTTCCCCTCTTGCCGCTCTACGTGCTATTTCTGCTCTGTCCTCTGCGGACAATTCAGAAACACTAGATTTTCTTATAATCCCGGATTGATTTTTTGCGCCTACTTCAGCAGGTCTCATCCCTCCGGACTTGATAGCCTCAAGCGTGGCACTCTCGGCTTTCTTCGCTGTTTCAGCCTTCGCTCTCCCTATAATTTCATCATGGAAAGCCGCAAGGTAAGCAGCTTCAACATCAATACCGGATTCAAGCAAGCGTAAAAACTGCTGCCCATACTTTGGATGATCTGCTTTTTGGACTAAATCAAAATCGGGATACTTCGCTTTTAACGTCTCCGCTTCTTTAAACCAACTATCGACACGTTCGTTCAATGCCCGCTGCTCATACTCTGCCTTTAAACGTGCATTTTCCCGTTCCAAGTTCAGCTGTCTTTTATACGCCTCGGGAGTCATGCCCACCTCATATGCAAGGTCAGGAATAATTTCGTCCTCAAGCCTCGCATTTAACTCGACGACAGACTTTGCCCCATAGCGGGACATGAGCAAATCAATGATCGGTTGTACTTCGTCTAGCCGCCTCTCAATCTTTTTGGCTTTCTTGAACCTATCATTGATTATTTGCTGTGTGTGTTCTGTGAACAGGTCTTTAAAATCGCCTTTGATAAGCTCATGGTATGCCTGCTTTTTTTCTTCCGGAGACAAATCAGCATACGGGCTATTGCTAGACTGTTTCTTTGAATCAGGAGTGGTCTGATCCGCTGTGGCGTTGGGGTCTTTCCCATATACAACTACGGGCTTCTCGCCACCATCACCGGTTTGGCTAGTACCGGATGCGTTTGTAGCCGTCCCTTCGGTTGCTCCTGCTTCTGCTCCTGCCCCTGCTCCACTACTGGCAGCTGCTCCTTCGTCAAACAGATCAAGAACGGTCGGCAGTAAAAACTCTCTGGGCTTCACACTCAAAAACATATACATTCCCCCTTTTCATTTTCACCGTCTCTCCGGTGTGTCTGAAAAAGAAAAGAGATAACTAGAACGTGCCTAGAACTCTCTTAACTTTCTCCCGTCTTTCCGGGGTGTCAGGATTTCCACTATCCAATATCCTATGGCTACCTTCATTGTACTATCTTTACATTGTCTGGGTAGCCCTTTTGAATCATCCGAAGTCCAATTAGTATAGTCTCAAATACAATATTCACGGCATGACGCTTTCCCACGTCAAAAACAGGCTTGATTCGGATGTCAATGTGGTCGCTAATCTCATTTTTTATAAACGTCAATCCTTCGATACTGTTCAAGGTACCGAACAAAGCATAACCTAAAGCACTCACTCCGGCACAAACAGGATCATTTCCGGGGTTGAATTGTGCATGGCCGGTAATACGCATACCGGTAAAGCCTTTTTTCTCTGAATAGCGAACCTTAACCTCGATCATTTTTTTCTTCTCCCCCTACCTCTCTTGGGTTTTAACCAATCTGAATATAACTTACAATGCCTCTCACATTTGGGGTATCTGTCCTCACAGCTCTTGCACGGGATTTCGTACTTCAGCCCCTTGGTTCCCCGCTTCTTGCCTCGGGTCCGCTTACCCACCTTCAGCACCTCCTTTCAGAAGCTCCTCTCCACCAAGCCTCCGAATAATCTCCCACATCTTCCCCATTTCCTCCTGCATCTGCCCAGTCACCTGCTGAAATTGCTCAACAAGCTGCCCGTTCTTCGCTATTTTTTGCGTCAGTACGTCCTTGCCTTCGAAACTCATCATATCAAGTGCAATTTGCGCCTCTGCTGCCCTTTTAGGATTGAACATACCCATCTGGAACATTTGAGTAGCCATTTCGTTGTGAATGGCTTTTGAATACGGACTTTTCTTCTCCGGCACAATCTGTATATCGAAAATAGGTTTCCGGTACTTGCCCTTGTAGTCAGGATCGGGTACCATTTCGCCGGTTTCCGGGTCTGGTATCATGCCCTCGCCTTCGTATGCTGGAGGCAATTGTTGGGGTCTGATATTGGCATTGGAGTAAGCAACATAATCATACTGCCCGTCCTCGCCACGAATACGGAAGTCACGCTCAACATCATAGAACTGCCGAATGTTCTCAACTGTCATGTATGCCTGTTCTGTGAGGTTTTCGTATGTCTCTCCGATCATGTCTCGGGACAATTTATTCCCGGCTTCCTGAAGTGCATATATAGCGGCAGCAGCCGTCACACCCTTCCCGCCTTCGCCTCTGGTGAACTCCGTGCTGCCTGTGATTTCCTTCATTTCCATTATTTTTGCGTTTCTGTGTTCAATAATGAACTGGTCGAGAGGCTTCGCCTGAAACTCCCGCAAGTATTCTTCGTTGATTTGCCCCTCAACCGGGATAACGTCCTTAGAAAAGTCCATGATGTCCTCTTCTTTGACTCCCCCTGTTTTCTTCAAGAACCACCGCTGCTTGCCGGAGACAAGAGCATTTTTCGAGATGATCTGATCTAGCTTGTCTATGTACATTTGCGGATTCTTCGCAACATCTATAAGTCCGAAGCCGGTCGGATAACCTTCTTCCGGGAAAAGTGTGTCGAACACAACGGGATACATACCGTGATCGTATAAGCCGGTCTCTGCATATTGTTCGTCCTCTTGGCTGTTGACTAGGACCGTGTTGCCTACAAACTTGACTAAATGCAGCTGGATCCTGCCATTTGCTCCCTTCATCCTCCTGTACCAGTCCACAACAACACTCTTTTTAGACGTGTCGATATTGTCATCATAGGCGTATTCTTGCGGATTAATAACCTTCTTTGAATCTAATAATGCCCCTTCATCTAGCACATCCTTATACGCTTCTGAAAGCAGATCATTATCTTCAAGCCCAATGATAAAGAAGTTTCTGCTGTCCTGCACATTCGATATGCCCGGTTCCCAAGCTAAATTAAGAATGTCCAATCTAGTCAGGGATATATCTCCTAACCCTTCCATCAAATCTGGATCCCAAAACTGCCCGTAAACTGCACACCCATTTTGCAGCTTGTACCACCAAGCCCGGGAATACGTGCGCCGGAAATGATTGTACTGATACACCATCGGCACAATTTTAGAAAGCTTCTCTGCTTCAGAAACATCTTCCGCTTTCCTAGCAAGAATATTGAAGTCCGGATAGTTATCCATAGCATCAGCGTGCTTGTTGGCAAGCATATTGAAGAGGTACATGGTAACCGGCTCCGGGTCGTTCTTGCTATGCTGCGCCCTGAACAATTCCCAATGCCTACCCTTCCACCATTTTTGGTTTTCTACAATCCGGCTATCTAGCATTTTTTTAGCAGCGAAGTAGTCTTTCAGGATTTTTCCTCCCTCGATAGCAAGATCATGGTCGCTTGAAGTGTTTTTCACCGGCTCGATCTGAATTTGGTGTCCAAAAATTCTCATTCTCGTTTTCATTTTTTCACGCTCCTTTTCTTGAAAATATGACGCTCTAAACTGCTCTATATTGACCGCAAAATGCGGGAGTAATGGTAAACTATGCCCGCATAAAGGCATATCTATCAACTACCGGCTCATCGCCCAAAGGATTGTATGGTTGCTCTTCGATTCCGATTACCTTCGGTGCCGGGATCGGATTTTCCATAAAGAGATAACGTGCCTCGTCATACTGATGATCCTCTCCTTTTGTGTCCACGTCCTCCACGTCCGTATCTGAATAAACTAACGCCGGTATAGTCCGGTTGAAGTTTCGGTTCCAGCTGAAACTATAAAACATAGGTCTGCCCTCATCATCGAAGGCAAGGCGATAATGAAACTGCATCTTCCCGGGGATGCGCTGATTGTCCCCCGGCTCCCAATATATTTGGTAACTCTCGAATGTCCATGCAATGCTCTCCCCTGTCGTGCGCTGAAAGATAGCCGGGTCTGCTATGCGCCTGAAGCTAACACCCGGATAATATTTCTCTTCTATCTCTTTCATTTTCTCGGCTACCTGTCCCGGGGTCCATCTCACGCCACGATCCGGTACGCTAGTACAGCCGTATAGCTCACGTTCCCGATATAACCTGCCGTCATAGTCCACAGCCCACCACGCCACGCTAAAAGGTCTAGAATAGCCCCAGTCCATCGTGCAAAAGCGCTTCCACTCTCTCGGAATTTGGAAAGGCGATATAACATGAGTCCAAAGCCTATCTTGATAGTGTGTAGGATCGTCCCGCCACTCCAAAAAAACTTGCCCTTGGAATGTGTTCCAGTCTCCGAAGAGAAGAGCTTTCCTCTCTGCCTCCGGCAGTTGCCCCAAAGAGGCGATATAGTTCGGGTCGTTCGCAAGCAGGATCTTGTTGTCGAAAACCGTTGCCGGGATGAAGATGCGGCTCTTGATATAGGTTTTCCCTTGCACTTTAACCTTAGCTATATATCTTTGCTCTGGCTTCATGCTGTCAATGAAGCGCTGCTTCGCCCAGCCGTGACCGATCCCGCCCGGGTTCCCGGTCGCTCCAATGCTAACAATTGTTCCGGGTCCTCCGGGTCTGTTCCGGGAAAACATATATGAGTATTCATCCCACGTGAAATGCTGCAGCTCGTCAAAATTAATTTCGTCGAAGTATTTTCCTTGGTACTTGTGGCGGTCTTTCTTGTGCTGCATACTCCCAAAAGAGACTTTCGCTCCGCTCGGAAAAGTCCACTCCCGCCGGTTTCCGTTGTATTTCGCCCGCGGAAAGGCTTTTTTGTATATTTCCAAACTCCGGTCTACGAGTTGACTAGCCTCCGGGAATGTTTTCCGGAAGATGATTGCACGGAAGTGAGGAATATGTACCTGTCTCAAAGGTCGTACTATGATTGCATCCGATTTCCCACCACCTGCTGCCCCGCCATAAAAGACTTCATTTTCCGGACGGCTCAAGAAAACCGCCTGTTTCGGCTGTGGTTTCCATATCACTCTAGCCATTTCCACCACTCCCGCCTGGCATAGTGCTGTCGAGGTCAATCGTGCCAAGTTCAATCCCTTCCTCTTCATCTACTTCTGCAAGGTCAGGCAATACCACAATACCGGTCCCTTCTTCGTCCTCGTCCCCCAGCCCGGCTTTAGTACGGTCTATTTCTAGCTTCTCAC